TCAGAGTTTCAATCTCCTTATGCCATTTCACAAATTGATCAGGTCGTTTATGACCCATAATGTTAAACGCTTTAGTCCATAACTTAGATACGATTTCTATGTACTTAGATTTAGATCTATGCATATAAGAAATCATGTCAAAGTTATCCATCTGAACATTAATACATATCGTCATTAAATCAATTTTGTTTGATTCAAAAAGCTTAAAAACCTTTTTCATCTTTAACATATGATTATTATACGATGTGAATAATGGGATGGCTTGGATATTTTGGCTATCAATTGAGAATTCTCTCTCATTTGTACCTCACATTAATTTGTAAAAGTACGCTGAGAATGAACGTCAATTGTACGCCATATCCAAACGGGCCAAAGCAACTTCTTTAACCAAGGTCATGGCGATAAGTTCTTTCACATAAGAAAGAATTCACTTATCTCCTGGCACTACTATCTCACTATTTTTGAATTTATGTGCAAAGTATGAACGAAGTTCATCCAATGTACACAAATCAAAAGTGTATCTGATAGCTTGGTTAAAATCATATAATAATTTTCTCATTTTATAGGAAGAGTAAATTCTCTTCTTCTTAAATGGAATCTTATCATATAACAAACAGGCAAATTCCAGAGTAGTATATCCGCAAAAGGCATATTTCTTCATATATTCGAAAATCTCGAGATAAATTATCTTGGGATTATTCCAATTATTAAGAATACCTCTTAATGGGATACCAGTGATCTCCTTACCATTACGGATTCATCTTTTCGCGAACTCGTAAGTATCTTTTGATACATGAGTTTTCGGAACCGATATGTCCACCCCCAATCTAGTCATGATTACTTTATACATATTGGCAACTTTATCGTTTTTAATAACAATATCGTCACCTAGTATTATGTAATCATTAAAGTCCTCTATTCCGCATCGAAATGCAGCATAGTGAACGACTAGATGATGGGTAATGGTAAAGGCCGCTCAGCTACTATAGGCCCCCATGGGCTGACCTACACTATATCTAATGAGTGAATTCGTTTCATTTGAAAAGAAATCTCTGTTAGATAAAAGGTTAGCCCAATTATTAGCAAAATAACTATCATTATAAATATATGATAATAGTTTCTTTTGTAACTTAATTGGGAATCTATCAG